CTAAGACTTCCTCGCCCGAACGGGTTTTGCGACGGGCGTTTCCTTGCTTCGCAAATACCTGTTGTGGCTGCTCTCGGTGGTATGCCCAAGTAGCGTTTTGGAGTCCTGCCCGGCGCGTTTGGCGTCCGTGGCGGTCGCGGCGCGAATGTCGTGGAAGTGGGCGTTATCCACCTTTGCGGCGTCGCAGGCTTTGCGCCAGTGGCCATAGATTGTCTGGTATGAAAGCGGCTTGCCATTGCGACGGTGAAACAGCGTCATGCCCTTCACCGATTGGTGCAGCGCTCGCGCCTGCTCAATGGACGCGGCCAGGTCTGGCGTCATGGAGATCAGCACCTTGTTCCCGGTCTTCTGCTGCTTTACGAACACGCCTGCATCGGTGATGTCCGCATATCGGATTGCCATCACGTCGCCGATTCGCTGGCCGGTGATATACGCAACGTCCATCAGGCTTTGCAGTGTGGGCGACGCATGTTGGCGAATGGATTTGTACTCGTCTGGTGTGATGTACCGATCACGCTTCGCAGTCTTGAAGTTCTTGATTTCGCGAACGGGGTTTGAATCAGCCTCGCCCCAGCGCACGGCACGGTCAAACGCGCCTTTCATGAATGAGCGCAGCAGGTTCGCCATGCTTGGCGTGGCCTTGTTGTCATCGAGGAACCGGGCCACATGCACCGGCTTGACCTGTGACGGTTCGAACTCTGCAAACGCCTCCTTTACGCGCCGAGCGCATGACGCGTAGTTCTGGTACGTCTTCGCGGCGACGGTGAGCTTCATGTCAGCAAGGGCGCGATCTATCAAGCTGTCGATCTTGCCCTTCTCGGAAGCAGAGATAATCCGCGCGTACTCGATCAGTGCGTCATGCAGATCGCGCGAGAGCGGGTGCCACTTGTTTTCGCGGACGAAGTAATACCGCCCGTGTTTCAGGTGCATCCAGCGCGGTAGATCTCTCCTAGCCATGCCGAAGCCTCAATTGTGGTTCGCGGACGACGACGGGGCGCGCTCCCAGGCGATCGAGCATCGCAGATTGGAGAACGCGCGGCCAGCCATCAGCGCCTACCAAGTACGGGATGTGCTGACTATCAAGCCAGCGGCGCACGGCGGAAGGGCGCTGCAGGCCTGTTAGTTCCTGAAGATCGTTTCGAGTCAGGATCATGGTTTGCAGACCTTTTGCACGTCGTTTGCAGACGGCTTCGCGTCGTGCTCGGCGAGGGCGGCGTCAATGGCTCGCAGTGCCGCGTATCGGTTCTCAGGGGTTTCCCAGTCGCGTAGGCCGATGTACGCCTTCTTCAGCACCTCGATCAGTTCCACCACCCGCCCATCGCTGGCGGAAGGCTGGGGCGAGCAATCCGGACAAGGTACGCCGCCTTCTCCCGGCTCGTAGAAGCTAGGCCCTCCGATCAAGCCGTTTCCGCTGCAAGTCGCGCAAACCGGCTCCACCCCCGCCTGCTTCGCGCAGGCTTCGCGGTGGTATTGCTCGGCGTAGGCGTGCATTTGGGTGGCGGTGAATATTGCGTCAGGTGGGCCGACTTCATCTCCGCAGACGTCTTCATACCTGTGGTAGGAAAACGGCTCCGGCAGCAGCGGGAATTTGGTGTCATCCATTCGTGTTCTCCTTCGCCGCCTCGGCGCGGATTGCGTTGGCGCAAACGTTCATTTGCCATGCTGCTGCGCGAAGGCTTGAAACATCGTCGTGCTCGCCGTTTGTAATGGCGTCCTCGGCGGCGTGTTCGTTCTTCAATGCACGTTCATCGCAAATCACAGCCGCCCGTTCAAACGCCGCAGCCATGGCGGCGCGCTCGATATCTCTTGCGAATCCGACGATTCCTGTGTCGCTTCGATTGAAAACCCCGGCGCGGGTCATTGCGCGGTAAAAAGCCTGTTTGATGAAGTTCTCACTCAGCATGCTCGCCCCCTTTCGCCGCGAGGGCGGCGTCGTCAAGGTGCGTCAGGCGCTCAAACTGTCCTCCCGGCTCAAGCTCTGACCACGGCGCAACGTCGCCATTGCGGTGAAGTCCGGCAACGCCTTCGCTTTCTTCCATCAGGTCTTGAACTTCCTCTACGAGCTGCGCCAACAGACCCCGCAGCCGCGCGCACTCGGCCTCAAGCTCTGCCACGCGGTCATCCGGAACCTGCGGCGAATGATTGCCACTTCCGTATTGAAAACAGACACTTACCCCCTGTTCTATTGCGTCATTTTTTAGAAATTCATGACTTGGGTTGATAATTGATCCCGGCGCGCCAACCACCCGCTTATCCGCTTCATAAAAGGAATCAACATGAGCCACCTTTGTGCCAAGTTCGAACTCACCCCCGACGGCTGGATTGGCGCCATCTGCCGAGTGCAGGACAACGGCGTTTTGATGGGCCGATACGTCCCCGCCATTGGCAGCAAGAAGACGGTCAAGCGCGCTATCAAACGTGCGCTGCGATTCGCCAGATAGACCAATCTCCCGCAATGCCTCCGCCAGCTCACGGCGGAGGCGGGCGATCTTTCCTTGTGCTTCGATCATGCCGCGATCTCCATTTGAGTAGGCTGTCGATCCCAAAACTGCAGCCCGTTGTGGCTTTCGATCCGCTCGCGCATTACCAACGCTCGGCAATCCTTGCTGGCCGGCGTGTAAGTGCCACGCCACGCCGAATCAATCCCGACGTTCTGTGCAATGTTCGTGCTGTCTGCGCTGGCGAACGGAAGCCGAGAGAAAACCTCAGGGTTCAACATTCGCAAGCCGTGCAACTTGCAAATCGGATTTCCGTTCTTGTCGCAGATCGAATTCATTGATTCAGCGATCCGCCCCCACCAGCGCGGGTTTCCAACAGTTGCGAATTGGCCTGATGATCCGATGCAAACGCGCGGATACCTTTGTGCCAGTCTCCGTAAGCGTTCCATAGATTCGTGCATGTGCCAGACCGGGGCGCCGACCCAAGAAGTTTTCGGATCGTCTGCCCAAGGCCACTCATCAAGTAGCGCATCGTTTTGTTCCTCATCGCCGTCGATCACGTCAGGTATCACGGCAAAGTCAAAAGAAGGGTATCGATGGAGTTCAGCGACCCATTCGTAATACGGCGCCCAATCAATTACGGGCGATCCGCTTTTCCATGCTGAGAAGGCCCCGTTATCGACCGCAAATGATTGGCAAACCTCAAGCACAAGCCCTAACTGATCCGGGTAGCGAAACGACACAAAGGCGTGTCCGCTGCTCACGGCAGACCTAGCTGCCGTAGCAGGCGTGATTGGGAGTCCGTGGTAGTGGATCATCAGCCGCCACCGTGCATGTATGAAGAAGCAAACTCTGCCCACTCTCTTTCTTCTTTTGAGGCTTCAGTCTGGCCGCGATGCAAAGAAGCCGGCTCCGATACCGGGGCGGGATCACCAGCATCTGTCAGCGCATCAGCAAGCTCGCGGAGTGTGCGTGCGATCTTCCCTTGTTGCTGTGGAGTCACTTTATTCCTCCGAATAGATCCATCTGCTGCGGCTCGTGCCACAGCCAGGCATTTCCGCTAACGAGTGCGGCGCGGATTCGGCGCGTTACCTCGGCACGGTTCGCCTGCGGCCACTGGCGCATGTGCGCCGCGGTGTGCATGGCGAGTTGGTAGGGGAGGGTCACTTCCTCCCCCTGCGCTTCTTCGGCATCTCGACGTACTTCTTCGGCGGGATAGCCTGGTTGATCGGCAGCATCGACTCGTAGCCGGAACCACGCACCCGCAGGTGCCGGAACGCCGGCTTGCTGCAGTCGAGCGGCACAAAGGCCAGCACCGGCAGCGGGCGCTCTTCGTGGATGACTTTGCGGGCGCGGGTCATGCCGCCCTCCGCATGTCGTACTCGTCGTCACTGCCATGACCAGCGAACAGATCCGGCTGCGCTTCCACCGCAACGTCGATCGGCTCGCCCAGAAACTCCGACAGGCGCGCCAACTCGTTCGACTCCGGATCGATCGAGACCGAGAAGCCAAAGATCACCCGGGCTTCACCATCGACCACCTTTGGCGTGAAGCGGATCTTCTTGACCGACGTGTGATACGTGCGCTGGTGGTCGATCATCGTCAGCGTGCAATGCAGGATTTCGGAGTCCCACTGCAGCTCGCGCAGCGGCGGGATGCGGACCTTGTAACCGTCCTCAAGCGGCTCGAAGAGGAACCCCTTCAGCGTGCTGTTCAGGTGGAGCAGGATGTCCGCATCCGTCTCGGCCTCGAACTTGATGTCGACGGCCAGCTGCTTCTCGTCATCGTTGCCTTCCTTGCGGATGTTCAGGTGGCGAATGACCGCCATTCCCTTCAGTTCGAATTGGCTCATCGTGTCCTCTTGGTCAGGAGCCGGCCGCGCTGCCCATTCAATCTCGGGGTGCAGGGCGGCACCGTGATTGCGCGGCCGGCGAAACGGGTTAGGCGGCGGAGAGTTCCGCGCGGCGAGCCTTGTAGAAGGCGGTCAGATCGTCGGCCTCGTCATTGCTGGCGATCTCGCCGATCAGGTCTGCCGCAACATCAAGGGTGTCTGTGTCAGTCGCGGCCTCAAGCTGGCGACGAACGCGTGCACCAAGTGGCTCGACCTTGTCTTCTGCGGGCTCCGAAGCGGCGCTCTTACGGCCCCGAACGGGCGCAGGTTTTTCCTCTGCAGGGGCGGGGCTTTCTGCCGCCTGCGTCTCGACGGCTCCGGTCACATCGCGCAGCGTGTCGGCGGTGATGGCGTAGGTGCCATCCGCCTGCTCGCTCAGCGTGCCCATATCGACAGCCTCGTCTGCGGTCATCAGGCCCATCGAGAGTTCCGGTGCATAGGCACGCACCCACCAGGAGCCCGCGCGGTACATCAGCATCTGCTGCGGGATCGACTGCCACTTGCTGCCGTTCTTGCCGTACCAGCCTTCCTTCTTGGCGATGGCAACGGTGATGTCGGAGCCGACGAGCTTTTCGCCGGTCGCCTTCTCAACCGCCCAGGCGCGGCAGCCCCACGAGTCAGTGTTACGCTCGCCGAAGAACTCGAAGCGGAGCGCGGAGAAGCGGCCGCACATGTTCGCCGTGGCGATCAGGAACTGCGCGGACCATGTCGGACGGCCATGCACGATCACAAGGTTCTGCATGACCATCAGCGGGTCTGCCCCGAGGCGCTGAGCGAGATTGAGCGCGATCATGCAGTTCGCGACGTTGCCCTTGTACTGATTCGGCACCAGGTCGGACGAGGCGAAGGCCTTCGATACGCGCTGCGTGAGTTCAAAGGCCTGAAGGTCGAAGAAGCCAGCACGCACGGCCGGCATCTGCGCCTCGCGCGGGGCCATTTGCTGCGTGCGCAGTTCGGAAAGGGTTGCGACGTTCGCGTTCATGTTCAGCGTCTCCAGAAGCAGGTCTTGTAAGCGGGGCAGTAGCGCTCATGGCACATCGAGGACTTCGGGTTGCCCCAAGGGTCGATCTCGCCATGCACGATCTTTGAGGCGGTGACGAGCAGCCCGGTGTTCTCGTCGTCGCCCAGCAGCACCTCGCGCGCTCCTTGGATATCTCCGGTGCCGATGCGCTGCTTGTCGGGTGTCTGGTTGGTCTGCAGTCCGATGATTTGGGCTGGAGCGGTGATGGGCAGGCGGGTCGCTGCCTCGGCGACGAGCTCATAGACGCCCATTTGGGCGGCGTGGCCCTTGGTGGCAGCCCTGCCGTCGGTCCCAACCGCGGTTTTGCCGGTCTTGATGTCACGGATGCCGTAGCCCTCGTCGGTAAGCTCGACGCGGTCCGTAGTGCCTGTCAGCTCGATACCGAGGTCGGAGATGACGAGCGAGTCAATGCGCGCCTCAACGGCCACAAATTCGTGCCTCGGGCTCTCCGTTTCGCAGTACCGCTCGGTCAGGCTGCGGGCGATGCTCTCTGCCTTCGACTGCTCGCCGTTCTCCCAGTCGGTGTCGTCCTTCGGGTTTCGCAGCGTCTCAATTGCCGCGTCCACCGCAGCTGACAAGCTCGGGATCTGACCGGCCAGACGCTCGGTGTCGAACAGGGCTGTGCCCGCATGAATGCTGGTGCCAAGCGCAGCCTTGCCGGTTGATGGCACCCGACGGCCGTGCAGATGTATTTCGATCCAGCGCTGAGGGCAGTCAAACAGGCTGCCGAAGCTAGACGCCCGGATCTGGATTGGTTGGCGGTTCATGGATGGGCTCACTGATTCGCCGTCGCCACGTACTGGCGGGGCAGGTTTCGTTGTTCGGTGTCGATCTGGCGCTCAAGGCCGTCGGCGGCGATCCAGCTGATGAACAGCGCGACGCCAAGCGCGAAGAGCCAGTCCAGCCAGGTGATCTTTTGCTTCATTGCTGGGCCTCGATCTCGCGGTGCAGGACTTCCTGCTCGACGCCCATCACCGAGGCCAGCAGCTCGCCGTGCTCGCGCGGGAAGTAGCCTTGGCGGACTTGCAGCGCTATCAGGCTGGCCGTCATGCGGATGGATTCGTGGCAGCGGCGGTCGTCGAGCGGGGGGAGGGCGTAGGGGGTCACAGCAGACCCCGCTTGCGCAGTCGCATCGGCTTCTCGTCCTCGTCGCTCTCCTGGATCTCGCGCAGCGCTTCGGCCACGAAGTAGCCATGCACGCGGTTGGTCAGCGGTTCGATGTCGCCGAAGAGCGTCTGCGTGATCTCGGCGTCGATGTCCTCGGTGGCCAGAAGCTCAGCGATCGCAGCCTTGACCAGCGCGCGGTCGGTGATGCGCCGATTGGCACGCTCGCGCGCCAAGTCCTCGTTTATCTCGGAGTGATCCACGTAGCGCGGATCTGCCGCGCTGGTGACCGGTCCCCACGTTTGCGGGTCTCCGGGGCCGTACTCGCTCAGTCTGCTCACTCTCATCTCCTGCGCCCTTTGGGGCTTACCGTTTGCTCTGGCAGGTGCGCTGCCCTTCGCTGCCACTCGCCGACCCCTGGCTGCTTCGGGGTAAGGAACAGCCGGCGATGCCTCATGCGTCCGATCCGATTCACCTCCGCAGCTTCCTTTGGCTTTTCTGCCGGCTGTGCTGCTACGTCTGCCGCTGCGGTCTGGCCCTGACTGCTGGCCTGCGGCTCCGGGGTGTGTTGCGATGGAGTTAAGGTAACTTAACTCAATGGGTAAAGTCAAGGCGCCTAAACCGTTTAGGCAAAGAAAAACCGCCTCTCGGGCGGCTTCGGGGTCAAACGCGAATTCGCGCTTTGGCGTCAGATCAGGCGTTGCGCCGGATCAAGGCAACAAAAAACCCGCCACGGGGGCGGGTTTCGTTGGGGCGTGTAGGGCCTAGGGAAGGATCAGCGCCGGCAGGTGTCGCTCGGTCCAGCTGAGCGACTTGTCCTGCTTCGCCCCAAGAGACTCAAGGGCCCGTGCGTGGCAGCGCTCAAGCAGCCGGACGTTCGGGGCTGGCTCGCCAACCTCGATTTCGTTGCAGCGCGCCTTCCAGGCGTTGATATGCGCCTCGGTGTAATCGCGCTCCCCGCAAGCGTCGATGTCGCGTTCAAGCTGCGCCCAGTCGGCGCATCTTCTGGCCGCGTCGCGAGCCTTTGCACCAAATCCAAAGACAAGCGACGCTGTGCTGCCTGCCGTGATGATGATCGCGCACCACCGCACGACTTCCGGCGCGGCCACATTGGCAAAGGCAACCGACCCGGCAAGGATCGAAAGCGCCTTGATAGCGCCTTCCCGGAAATCAAGAATCCGCTGACGTTCCTGCTGGTAGAGCCTGTTCGTCCGAACACGCGCGCGCACCTCGTGGTGCTTCTCCCAGAGATAGTTGGCGGTCTCTTCAGTCATTGGGCTTCAGTCCTTCGGAGGAGGCCTCGGGGGCGGAGAGCTGGGGCGCGGCGCATGGGCCTTCTCAAGCGGCTCCGGCCTGGGTTGTGGTGGATTCGGGTTGATCTGCATTGTAGTGCCCTTGTTGTTGCTGATCTCGCTCAGAAGCTATCCGGTATCGCCGGCACCTTGGAGACCTTGCCGTCCTTGTCGAACGGTATCGACACCGCCTGCGATTCGCCGGTGAGGCCGTTGGCGTGCGACCAGACGTAGATCGTGCCGTTCTCGTTCGACTTGACCATGTAGGGCTTTCCGAGAAGAGCGACAACTTCGTTTTGGGTCATGCCCTGACGCACCTGGCGTGCGTTATCCCACCTGAACGGCGTGCCGGCGCAGGCTGACAAAGCTGCGACCAGAAGCGCTATGACGACACACTTCATCGAACTGTTCCTCACGGGGAAATCAATCGAGGTCCGCTGAAATTGCAACGGGAGCACCCAGAATTCGGAGCGCGTCACCGTGTTCCGGCGGTATCGCCCAGTCCGGGTGGCGGGTCTTGTCCGGGTTGTCGCTTCGCACCATCACTGAACCGTCCGGCTGCCGGAAGAGTCGCTTGATGAAGAACTCGCCCATGTAGTCGATCGCATGAGGCTTGCCGTTGCGAAGCGCTGTCTCGGCAGTGTTGATGGTAACGCTGGCGCCGTCCGGGATTGTCGGGGCCATCGAGTCGCCCGCGACGGGCACTGTGACAAGCGCCTCAGGCTTGAGCCCTTTGCGGCGACACCAGGACTTGCGGAAACGGTTGGGAGAGCCCTTTTCGTCGATCTCCCAGTTCAGGCGGCCGCTCCCGGCCGATAGCTTCAGGGTCAAGCGCGGCACTTCAACTTCATCCTCACCAACAGGGCTGTCCTCATCGACTATCTGCACTCGACGGGGCTTGGCTGCGATATTGCCGTGGTCTGCCGGAGGGCGGGTTGGAGCAACTCCTTCTCGCGTCTGTAGGTCTTCTGAAAAATCAAGCACAGCCGACGGATAAGGGCGCTCCGGCTCAACTCCTTGTGCAAGCCAGATAGCGCTAAAACCGGTGAGTCTTTCCGCTGCCAGGGCGAAGTCCATGCCGACTTCTGACGCCGTTCCATTCTCGATGTGCGTCATGTTCGCCTTGGACATGCCGATGGCGCGCGCGAAAGCGGCCTTGGTCATGCCAACGGCCTCGCGAGCCTTGGCGAATCTCTGCGCCAATGAGAGTTCTGATTTCTTTGTCACTAAAGGCATTTAGCTAGCTTAACCGCAAAGTAGTTTCGTGGGCTTGACCGTTAAGAGTTCAGGCGACTAAACTTGCGGCATGGAAATCGACAATCGAATCATCGATGAGATCGGCGGAACTCTCGCCACATCTGTCTTGTGCGATGTGACGAAGGGCGCCGTCTCCCAGTGGCGCACCTCCGGAATCCCAAAAGCGCGGCTGATGTACCTGCGCGCCGTGCGGCCGGATGTGTTCAAGAAGCTGGAGAACTCCGAGACCAGCAGGGCGGAGGCTGCGTGATGGCTGGCCGCGCTGAGCTCTTCCTGCTGGGCTTCTGTTCGACCCTTCTTTCAGCACCAGTGCATCACGTGATTGACGTAATGCTGGGTGACGGCTCCTGCCACGCTCCCAAGAAAGAAGACCACCGTCCTGGTCAGCCTTCGGTTGCACCAAAGCAAAACCCGAACGTACCGAGGGCGGTGAAACAGCCCGAATTGAGCGTCTTGCCTCCCGCCCGCGAAGTCGTCGCGGATCGTGCGGAGAAACCTGTTCATACGGGGCTCCTTCCATGAAGCGTGCTGAGTGGAATCTGCATTCTTCCATGGCTGTGAGCCCCGACCAATCACGCGTCGAGGTGGCTTGATGTCCCATGCACCGCTATTCCTTCCTCGTATGGCGCAGCGCCGGCTCCGGGCAATTCTCCGCAGGAATCGGCGCGCGATGGCGTCGTCCGGGCCGACCGGCCTACAAGTCGGCTCGGGTTGTTCTATTCCAATCAATCACAGCTTTTGGGCGCCGCTTCTGAAAGGTAACGGCGTTTCGCCGCTTACCCATTCAGAGATGGCCCTTTCGCCGGATGTGGCCGAGGCAATTCGGGCTGACGCCCAGCACGCTAACTCGGAATCCTGGATTCCATTGCAGTTCCGCTGGCGAGAGCGGCGAGTTCCGGCGAGCGAAGTAGTTCTACGAGCCTGGTCGCTGGACAGTCGAAAGGCCAGTCGATCCCACCTGCACGCACCATCAGCACGGCATTGCCCGCTGTGTGGCTCATGGCTAGGCCCAGCCCGTCTGCTGGAATGGGCGAGAAGTCGCCGCGACGCAGCGGGTCTTTGGGTTCGTGGTCTTGCCGCGCGGCTGCAGCGGCCATTCCAAGCGCAGCGAGGTATTGAATGAGATCGCCGAACGCTTCGTGCGGAATTTCCAACTCGAAGGGCGGTGAAGTCTCCGTCTCGATTTTCACGCGCATGAGCTTTCCGTCGGTGGTGACAACACCCTCCGAGAGTGCGGTTAGTCGGTTGGTCACAGGGGGCTCCTTTCGTGAGCAGCGTTGCAGGGTCGCATCTCGATTCTGTCACGGCTGGAGTTCCCTTCCTTTTTCCCATGGTCCCAGTGTCGGCCAGGAGTCCGCGCAATGAAACGTGAAAGCACTCACTCACTCACGACCAAACGCCACGTGAAGGAGCGTTTCCGGCCGGTCTTTACCGCGCTGTCGTCGGAGGCCAAGCACTTTCCGGGCGGCATTGCCGAGCTGGCGCGCGCCACCGGCCGCAACGGCATCGTGCTGGCCAACAAGCTCAACCCGAACCAGCTGGACGCCCAGCCGACGGCCGAGGATCTGCTCGAGCTGATCGAGACCATTGGCGCACGGCGCACGGTGAATTCGATCGCGCGGCTCGCCGGTCAAGTTGCGGTCGACGTCGTCGAAGCGGCGCAGAGCCCGCGCGAGGTGATGGCCGCCTTCATGCGCGTTGTGAAGGACGCCGGCGCTTTGAACGAGCGCACCGTCGAAGCGATGGAAGACGGCCGCCTGGATCCCGCTGAGCGCTGCGACATCGGATCGCTGCTCGACGAACTCATTGCCGCGTCAGTCGAGATGCGCGCACTGGTCAGGGGGTGAGGGGTGAGCGCCGAAAGCATCCTCGCCGGCAAATGCCGCCACCTAATCCCCATCGAGCAGCGTTGTAGCCGCTGCGTGCACGAAGCCGAAGGCGACGTGCTGCTGGCGCAGCTCAGCCCTTTGGCGCGCCGCAAGTCCGCCAACCAGAAGACCGCACCAGTGCCTCTGCATCTGCTGCAGAACCTCGTGCAGTGGCTCAGCGAGGTGCCGCGATGATCGGCGCACTGCTGATGTTCGGCGTCATGGCTGCGATTGGCTACGCAATCGCACGCACCGTCACCAAACACGAAGAGGCGCGGGCGAAGTACGAGCAGCGGATGAACGACGAGATTCGCCGGCTGGATGCGGAATCGGAGTCGTATCCGCGAGAGTGGGAGTAGCGGCGTGAATTTCTACGAACACCACCTCGGTGACTACGCCAAAGACACGGCGCACCTGTCGATGCTTGAGGACGGCGCCTACCGCCGTCTTCTGGACCGGTACTACGCCACGGAACAACCGATTGCCGAGGGCCAACCTTTCCGCGTTGCCCGCGCGCACTCGCGCGACGAGAAGGCCGCGGTCGAGGCGGTGTTGTCCGAGTTCTTCAAACTGGTCGATGGGTACTGGCACAACGATCGCGCCGACGAAGAGATCGCGAAGTTCCGCGCCAAGCAGCCGGAAGCGGAGAAGCGCAAGGAGAGCGACAAGGAGCGCCAGCGCCGAGCACGTGAGCGTCGAAAAGTGATCTATGACCAGCTCGCATCGATCGGCGTGACGATGCCGTGGAACGCGACGATGGACGAGCTACAAGACGCACTTGTCCGCGCGTCATCACGCACGAATAACGCACCTGTCACTCCACCTGTCACGCGTGACAACACGGCTACCAGTCCCCAGTCCCCAGTCCCCAGTAAACCCCTTAGCAGCGGCGTACACAGCTCAACCGATGGTGCACCCGCATCCGATGACGCGCCGCCGCCTGACGCACTGAGTGTCAGAGCGGTCGAACTGACCGTGATGCTGCGCCAACGCGGCGCCGCTTTGCAGGCCAGCGACCCCCATGTCCGAGCGTGGGCCGAGACGGGCGTCACCGATGCTCAGGCTCTGCAGGCACTGGACCTGGCGCAGTCACGGCGAGCCGAGAAGGGCAGCACGCAGGCGATCAACTCGGGGTTGCTCAACGCAATCCTCGGCGACATCCGCGGCTCACCACCGACCACAACCGCAGGCCAGAAGCGGCGCGCACCGACGGTGCATGACGAGCGCCGCGCAGCAGGGATCGCGATTTTCGGCAACGTTGGACAGACGCAGGAGAAGGGCGATGAGCGAATCATCGACGTCACACGGACAGCAGGACGAGCGGCGCTTGAGTGAGCCGATGGTGCGCCGGCTTTTCGCTGAGCTGCAGGGGCTCTACGGCTCGCGCTGGATCGATATGTGGAAGCTCGGCCAGGTGCGCGACGATGGCGCGGACCTCGGGCTCCTGAACGCGCAAGCCGTTTGGGCGAAGGCGTTGGGCGGCTTTGCCGAGCACCCGAAAATCCTCCGCAAGGCGCTCGACGCGTGCCACGCTAAGCCGTTTCCTCCGACGCTTCCGGAGTTCCTGGAGCTCTGCCGGCAGTACCTCGGCAACGACGCACCGCTGGCGCTCCCTGTGCTGCCGTCTCTCCCGGAAGTGGCGCGCCAGAAGGTCGAAGCGCTGGCCGCCGAGAAGGCCTCGCGCAGCCCCAAGACCGACTTCCGCAAGTGGGCGCGCGACATCCTCGCTAACCCGTCCGCATTCCCTGCGGTCAGCGTTCGCTTCGCCAAAGAGGCGATGGCCCTCCCGGAGGCAAGGTGATGCATGGACACGACATCGGAAACATGGCGCGCGATCTGCGAGGCCAGGACGGTCATGTGCTGGCCCAAGGAGAAGCGGGCGGCGTACTACGAGGACGTGCAGAAGAAGCGCGGACGAGCAGCGCTGGAGCGCCTCAAGGCGGACGTGAATCGGGAGTGGGCGAAGTCCAATTCGTAGTGCCTGGCACGCCGGTACCGAAAGGCCGCCCGCGCTTTGCTCGCCGCGGCAATTTCGTGAGCGCCTACACCGACGACAAGACGGCCAGCTACGAGAACCTGGTCAAGGTGAAGGCTGAGCAGGCGATGCGCGGCGTGGCGCTCTTCGAGGGACCGGTCTTCGTGACGGTGAGCCTCTACGTCACACCGCCCGCGAGCTGGTCGCAGAAGAAGCAGCGCGCGGCGCTCGCTGGCGAAGTGATGCCGACCTCGAAGCCCGACATCGACAACGTCGTGAAGGGCATCTTCGATGCGATCAACGATGTGGTGTGGCGGGACGACAAGCAGGTCGTCACCTTGGCTGTGAGCAAGCGGTACCACGAGCGAGCGTGCGCTGTCGTGCGCGTTACTCGACTTCAGGCGACGGCAGCATGACCGCACTGCCGAGCTTCATGTACCGCGACCCGGCCGAGGTGCTGGAAGGCCGCGAGAAGTGCGACGGCTGTGAGCACCTGGCGACCTGGACGCTGCACGAGCACAGCGTGCAGGTCTGCGAGCACGGCGGCCGGGCAAAGAGAAAACCGATGGCGCGGTGCGATCACTGGCGCCACAAGAACCAAGGGAGACAGCATGACTGACGTCTGCGACGAAGCGCTTTTCCAGAGTACCCACGCGGCGCTCGTCTATGCCTACAGCTTCTCGGACCAGCAGTACGCTCCGCCTCCGATGGTGCGGCTGATGCGCGGCGGCGCCGTAGGCTCCGGCAAAGGTCTTGTGGGGATCGACGGGGCAGGGCAGGCAGGGCTGATCCTTGCCGAGGTGATGCAGCTGGAGACCCCGTCGCAGGCTGTGCTCGCTGCGAGATTCTCACCGCACGACCTGCCGTGCGAGTGTGGATCCAGATGCTGCTCGGGGCACAAGGCATCGGCTGCGTGGCGCGAAGCGATCGACTTCCTGACCGCGTACGTGCTGAAGAACGTGCTGACCGGCTGTGCATCGCATTACCGGTTGCGCCGTGCGATGGTGGCAAGGCTCTACGGTGAGAAGGTGACGCTGCAGTACGTGGCGGAGCGATGTGGTGTGCCGCGTGACCGGGCCCAGGATCAGAACTCCAAGGTGTCGAAGCATCTGCAGGCGGTGGAGCGTCGCGCAGTCGAAGCGCTGGACGCGCGATTCAAAGCGCTGAATCTCGTCGAAGGGGGTTGATCCCACAAACCATGTGGGATTAAGATCCGAAATCGATACACCTCAGAACTACGTCCAAGGCCCGCGCAAGCGGGCTTTTGCGTTTCTGGGGTGCCTTTTGCAGGCGCAAGACCGCGTAAGACCAAAGCCTGTTCATCGCCCGCTTGGGCATCTACAGGAGCTTCACCATGAGCAACGCCGTCGTAGCAAAGATGAAGGTCGGTTGCATCGAATCCAGCCGTCACCAGTACGGCACGCAGACCAAGGTCCGCATGGGCGCCGTCTATTCGGACAAGGGCGAGAACGCAGCATTCTCGAAGGCCACGCCAAGCGGCGAGTGCTGGATGAACATCGACGCGGACGCGCCGGCGCTGGACTTCTTCAAGCCCGGCGAGTCGTACTACGTCACCTTTACCAAAGCACCGGACTGATCCCCCCGGCTGCGCCTCTCCTCGCAGCCCGCTCCGGCCCGCCCCTCACCGGGTTGGAGCACCTATTCCACGAGGTCGGCCATGCGCAAACTGACGCCAAAGCAGCAGCGCTTCGTCGATGAGTACTTGAAAGACCTGAACGCCACCCAAGCCGCTGTGCGCGCTGGATACAGTGCGAAGACGGCGGAATGGATCGGCCCTCAACTGCTCGGGAAAACTCACGTCGCAGAAGCCATCGCAGATGGCATGGCCAAGCGCCAGGCGCGCACCGAAGTCAATGCCGACTACGTCCTGAAGAAGCTCGTCGCCATTGCTGAGATGGACGTGCTGGACATCATGACCGACGACATGTCGATCAAGCCGGTGAGCCAGTGGCCGAAGGTTTGGCGGCAGTACCTGAGCGGCTTCGACCTGGCCGAGATGTTCGAGGGTCGAGGTGATGAGCGCGAGATGGTCGGCATCCTCAAGAAGATCAAGTGGCCGGACAAGGTGAAGAACCTTGAGCTGATCGGGCGGCACCTGGGGATGTTCAAGGACAAGGTCGAGGTCACCGGCAAAGATGGCGGCCCGATCGCTACCAAGACCGAGCGCGACCTGACCGACGAAGAACTGGCCGCGGAGCTCGCCAAACATGGGCTCCAACCGTGACAAGCTGCGGCTGATCCTCGAGCGGGAACGACGCAAGGCACGAGCTGATCTCTTCGAGTTCGCGCGCTGGATGTTCTTCAAGCGCAAGGGCTTCGCATGGAAGGAGGCGAAGCACCACCGCATCGTTTGCGACGCGCTGATGCGTGTCTATCGAGGCGAGTGCAAACGCCTGATCATCAACATCCCGCCGCGGTACTCCAAGACCGAGTTGGTGAACAACTTCGTCGCTTGGACGCTGGGACCGGCGCCAGACAGCGAATTCATCCTGACGAGCTACGCGGCCCAGCTCGCCAGCAACAACTCGTGGCAGATCCGCGAGATGGTCCAGCACGACGAGTACCGGGAGATCTTCCCCGACGTCGAACTGCGGCCGGACAGCGCTGCGAAGCATGAGTGGCGAACGACCAAGGGCGGCATCGTCTATGCCACCGGCGCGGGCGGCACGATCACCGGCTACGGCGCCGGCAAGCACCGCGAAGGATTCGGCGGCGCGATCATCATTGATGACCCGCACAAGGCCGACGAGGCCCGCAGCGACGTTATCCGCCAGGGCGTTGTCGAGTGGTTCCAGAACACGCTTGAGAGCCGCAAGAACGACCCGGAGAACACGCCGATCATCCTGATCATGCAGCGGCTGCACGAGGCAGACCTCGCAGGCTGGCTGATCGACGGAAAGAACGGCGAGGACTGGGAGCTTGTCTGCCTTCCCGCCATCCAGGAGGACGGCACGCCGCTGTGGCCAGAGAAGCACAGCATCGAGCGGCTGCGCACCATGCAGCAGGCCGCGCCCTACACGTTTTCCGGCCAGTACATGCAGAAGCCGGCGCCGCCGGAAGGGAACATCTTCAAGCCCGGCAAGATGCAGATCGTCGATGCGGTTCCGGCAGAGACGCGCTTTGTGCGTGGCTGGGACTTCGCGGCCAGCATCGAGGAGCCGGGCAAAGATCCTGACTGGACGGTCGGCGCAAAGCTCGGTGTCACGCCCGACGGGCGCTGGATCATCGCCGACATCGAGCGGTTCCGCGGCGGCCCTGAGGACGTCGAGGCAACGCTGAAGAACACCGCAGACCGGGACGGCGGCGCAGTGCGCGTGCGCATCCCGCAAGACCCGGGGCAGGCCGGCAAGTCGCAGGCGGCCAACTTCACCAAGAAGCTCGCGAGTTACGCGGTCACCGCCAAGCCGGTGTCGGGCGACAAGATCACCCGGGCGGAGCCCTTCGCCGCGCAAGTCAATGTGGGCAACGTCATGTTGCTACGCGCGCCATGGAATGACGCTCTGATTTCGGAGATGCGCGTCTTCCCGAATGGGCTTCACGACGACCAGGTCGATGCGCTCTCCGACGCCTTCGACGAACTGAACATCAACAACTTCGGCCTGCTCGACTTCCTTGAGCAGCAGGCCGGGCAGCAGAAACCGCAGGGGTAAGCCATGCAGATGACCTTCTATCCGCCGATCGGCGTCACCAGCATCAACCTCTCGGACGGATCTGTTGCGCGCGTCGTGGGCGGACAGATCACGGCAGATTCGTCATTTGCGTCGGAGTTGGAGCGGGCGGGGTGCGTGGCTGTGGCGGGCGGGGCTTCTGCGGTGCCCCTCACCCTAGACGCGGCGAGCGGGACTTATCTTGTAGGGCAAACGGCAGTTCGCGTCAGGGATATAAAATCTCCGGCTTACGTCGCAAATACGCTTCCCGTTTCGATCCGCAACCCGCATGCGTTCGCAAGCACGAACGAGCCTGCGGCGATACACGTCAAGTTCAAGAGAGGCGAAGTTCCGAGCCCTGCGTGCATGCGCGTGATTGATTCGACCGGCGCGATTGTTCCGTGGCAGTTCGACCCGGCTCGCCATCCGTACAGCGATTCCCCTGCCGGCCTCTACGACGACGGCAGCGTGCGTGCTGGCAAGGTGTGGATTCTGGTGAACTTCGCGGCGAACGAAGTCAAGGAATACACCGTCCAGCTTTCCAAAGTCCCGTTTGGCGACAGCTTCACTCCGCGCGTCAGCTTCGTGAATGACTCGGGATCGCTCAAGAGCTTTGCCACATCCGCAGTAAAGGTGCAGTTCGACAGCGCCCGCGCGTGGCAATTCAAGAACGCATTCGACATTGCGAACGCAAACGCCAACCTCAACGCGACTGGCAACGGCCTCTACCATATCAATCAGTTGTCGAGCGGCGTTACGAAAATCAGCTACACCGGCGCGGACGTGACGAACACCGCAGGCGCGGAAGTTGGAAACACCAACTTCGGCTACGGGGTTGTCTTCCGCGAGTGGGAAGCGTCTTTCCAATACGCAGCGGAGACCTCTACCACCGTTCGCACGCGGTATCGATTCTTCGCCAACAACCGCATGTACCACGATACGCGCTGGTCATGCACTGCTGCGCAGGCGTCGCAGTCGCGGGTGCAAAAGACCGAAGTGACGATTAAGGACTCGACCAGCGTACCGACAAATAACTCCGACCCCGGCTGGATCTCTGCGACTTACGGTGGCACGCTCAAGACGATCTTTGGCTGGCTCGCCTATCAGTCCGAATATCCTGCACTGACCACGCAGACGCACTCGACTGCATACACAAACACCACCAGTACGACGTCGCTCGGCTGGTCTTCGGTGACGGATGTTCCGAAGGGTGCGTCCTTCCGTATGGTCGGATTTGCAACGTTCCTGCCGGACTCTGCCGCGAACGAGCTACTCCGCGTGCACAACAATATCCAAGCCGTCGCACAGCGCCACGACACTGACACGCTTCGCACGGTAGTGAAGTCGTGCATTGCTGAGATCGCGCGTGCTTGGGAGGTGGAGGAAGGCGCGGACACCAATTTCAAGTACGGCGGC